GTGGCGACACGACATACGCGTGGAAACAAGAACACGGTACGCAATATGAAGTGGTATATGGTGCATATAAAGGTAAAGAATCCCAGCAGATTTATTTTGTTCCCTTTATGACCGATGGTAGCGGAGTTAATACACCGACAAACAACCCGTCAGAAGATCCTGATATTGCCGGGTCTGGTTATTACGGTTCGGCATCCCGAACGAACAAAAACTGGGTATCATCAAATCGCCCGACGCATTTCAGCTCATGGGCGCGTCGTGGCATTATTCCCGATCGTATGGCAACTGCTATTCTGAACGTAGCCGGTCGCACCTTAGCCTTCATTAGTGGTAAGGCACCGGAAATCAAACCCTCGCCCGGCGGCGACACTCCATCGGGGCCGTCTGAAGATGCATCCATACGCACAATCTCCCTGTTGCCGACAGCCGGAGAGGCTGCTGCGCAGGGCTGGACCATTAAGGACGGCGGAATTCAGTTGTCGGGTGGTGTATTTAAGATCACCAAGCAGAGCAATAAAACCTGGTCCCTGATGCATCCGGTGGATGACGCAGTCTCCCTGCTGACACGGGGTGGCAGACTGAGCTGTAAGTTTCGACTGTCAGGCGCACTGACCAACAACCAGTTCGGTCTGGGAATTTATCTGTATACCGATGTAGCGTTACCTGACGTCGTGGCGATGACCGGGACTGGTAACCCGTTCCTGATGTCGTTCTTCACCCAGACCACAGACGGCAAACTGAATCTGATGCATCACAGAAAGCCGGAAACACAAAGTTGGGCGAGTTCGGGAATTACAGTAACGACTGGCAGACGCTGGAGCTGGTGTTCACCGCCGGCAGTGCCACGGTTACTCCGAAACTGAATGGAGTGGCTGGCCCGGCATTCCAGGTCATAAAAGACAGTCTGACACTGGGGCTGAATGCGCTGACGTTAACTGATATCACTAAAAATGCCGCGTACGGCGTCGATATCGGCAGCCTGGTGCTGGAAATCAATAATCCCGCAGCATAAGGAAGAGCAGGAGAGCAAAACAGATGCTTAAGACAAACAGTCTGCGAGAGTCCATGCTTCATGGGTGTCGGTGGTGCCAGGCTAATCCCGAGAAATTCACCATTTTCGTGGAGAGCGGCAACATTGAAACGACCGGAGAAGCGCCCTCGTTTGTTTACCGCTATCAGATGGTGATGTTTGTCATGGATTACGCCGGAGAGCTGGACGACCTCACGCTGCCGCTGCTGGCGTGGTTATCCGAAAATCAGCCACAGTTGTTGCTCAATCCGGAGCGTAATCAGGACATCAAATTTTCTGCCGTTATCAATGACGATGACAGCGCCGATCTCCTGTTTACGCTCCCCCTGCGGGAACGCGTTCGCATCACGCGCAACAGTCAGGGCACACCGCAGGCAGAACACCTGCCGGAGCCAAAACCCCGTCTGCCCTCTTCCGAAGGCGACTGGTCGCATGTATTCCAGGATGTGACGTGGGGTGAAAGCGATGGATAAGGCATTCACCAGCGTGGATGAAACCTTTGAGGCTATCCGCGACAGCCTGAATCAGCAGGCCATCAATAACATCGCCAGAAAGCTGGCACAGGATTTACGTCGCGCCCAGCAGGCACGTATCCGATCACAAAAAGCGCCGGACGGGACCGAATGGACACCACGCAGACGCCGCGTAACCCGGATACAGGAGCGCATTCGCTTTATCTGGAATAACGAAGCACGCACGCTGAAAAACTGGCATCACGACACGGGGAAATACGGGCGAACCATTACCGGGTGGGATGAGGATAAAAACAATATCCGCACGTTTTACCGGGATGACATCGACCGTTTTCTGGAAATACGCACCCGGCGCATCAACCAGGACAGCACAAAGCGCGTCCCCATGTTTGTAAAACTGCGCACCGCCCGCTACCTGAAAGCCCGTGCAGATGCTTCCGGTGTGACGGTGGGTTACAGCGGCGTGGCCGCACGTATTGCCCGCGTTCATCAGTTCGGTGAGCGCGATCAGGTTGCGCCGGGCATTTTCACCGATTACCCGGTACGTGAGCTGCTGGGTATCAGCCAGGCAGATGAGCGCCTGATTTATAACACGGTGCTGGGCCGGATTGCGGAGGCTGTACGGTGAGCGCAGAACTCATGCGACTGCTGAGCAATATCATCCGCACCGGGATCATCTCTGAAGTTGATGAGAAGTCCTGGCGCGTGCGCGTTCGCAGCGGCGAACTGGAAACAGGCTGGCTGCGCTGGAACACCACGCGCGCGGGAGCCTTCAATGTGTGGCTGCCGCCATCACCAGGCGAACAGGTGGTAATTGCCTGCATTGGCGGCAACCCGGAAACCGCCATGATAATTGGCAGCCTGTGGAGTGATGCCAGTCCGGCCCCCGGCAAAAGCCTGAAAGAAATCGTGATCAGCGCGCCGGACGGCGCGGTGTTCCGCTACGACGCAGACGCTGGCGCACTGAGCGCCAGCGGCATGAAAACGGCCACTTTACAGGCATCCGTCAGCGTGAAACTGGACACGCCCGTCGTGGAATGCACAAACCTTCTGAGAACGGCGACGCTTGACGTCACAAAAGGAGGAAAGATGAGCGGCAATATCACGCACAGCGGCGGCAACTTCACCTCAAACGGCATCACAGTGCATACGCATAAACACGGTGGCGTGAAAGGCGGCAGCGATTCGACAGGAGGCCCGCAGTGACAACCCGCTACACAGGAATGAATCCGGACGGGACGGGAAACCTGAACGATATGGAGCACCTGAAACAGTCAGTCAGGGATATCCTGATCACCCCGCTGGCAAGCCGGGTTATGCGACGGGAATATGGCAGCCTTGTGCCTGATTTGATTGACGAACCCATGAATAACACAACTCGTCTGCAATGCATGAGTGCTGCCGTGATTGCGCTGACACGATGGGAACCCCGCATTGCCCTGGACGCCATCGACGTTGTCTGGAAGGCAGGAGGCCGCGCCGGGGTGACGCTGTCGGGCACTGTCATGCAGACCATGCAGAATGTTGAATTAACCATCACGCTGAGAGAGTAAATCATGCCTGCTGTTGACCTTTCCCAGTTACCGGAACCCGCCATCATCGCGAAGCCTGATTTTGAGGCAATTCTGGCTGACACAAAGGCCATGATGATTGCGTCCTATCCTGCCGAACAGCGTGAAGCCGTCTCCGCCGCGCTGGAGCTGGAATCGGAACCCCTGAACGTTATCGCTCAAACCATGTCTTTTCGTGAAATGCTGTTACGCCAGCGGGTTAACGAGGGCGCACGCGCCTGCATGTTAAGCCACGGTTCAGGGACAAACCTGGACAACCTCGCGGGCAATATGAACACAAAGCGCCTGGTTATCACTCCGGCAACGGATACCACCGACGCGGTGATGGAGAGCGACACCTCGCTGAGATTGCGGGCGCAACGGGCGTATGACGGCCTGAGTGTTGCTGGCCCGTCAGGTGCATACGAGTATTTTGCACGCAGCGCCAGCGGTCTGGTGCGTGATGCGCGGGCCATCAGCCCGTCTCCGGCCTGTGTGACGGTTTCCATCCTGTCCACTGAAGGCGACGGCACAGCAACGGAGGCGTTGCTTAATACCGTTCGCGCCGTTCTGAATGCAGAGGATACCCGCCCGGTGGCCGACCGCCTGACCGTACAGAGCGCCAGAATCGTGACATGGCGGCTGAATGCAAAACTGTACTTTTACCCCGGCCCGGAATCCGAACCTATTCTGGCCGCGGCTGAATCGTCGTTCAGGAAGTGGCTGGCTGAGCAGGGGCTTATCGGTCAGGACGTGGCGTTGTCCGCCATTGCTGCCGCACTGCATGTGCACGGTGTGCAACGCGTGGAGATAATCGAACCCACACAGAATATGGCCATCAGCGACATACAGGCGGCGCGCTGTGAGTCATTCACCATCAGCGAAGGTGGACGCAATGAGTAATTCGTTGTTACCACCATCAGCCAGCAATTTCATGCGTTGTGCCGAAGCCGTCGGAACACGCATTACAGACATTCCGGTAGACCTCAACACGCTGTGGTCGCCGGACACCTGCCCGGTGCATCTGCTGCCTTATCTCGCCTGGGCGTTTTCCGTTGACCGCTGGGATCGCAACTGGCCGGAAGAGACAAAGCGACAGGTGATTCGTGATGCATGGCTGATACACCGACACAAAGGGACCATCAGCGCACTGCGAAGAGCCGTGGAGCCTCTCGGCTACCTGATTGAAGTAAAGGAGTGGTGGCAACTCAACGAGGAGCCGGGAACATTTCGCATTGTTGTCGGAGTACTTGATCAGGGCATCACCGATGAAATGCATCAGGAACTTGAGCGCCTTATTGCGGATGCAAAACCAGTAAGTCGCCATCTGACGGGGCTGGCGATCAGCCTGAGTGTGAACGGAAAGATTTTCGTTGGTACGGGATGCTATCACGGCGATGCCCTGACGGTTTATCCCTACACCCCGGAGTCCATTATTGTCGAAGGGGACTATTTCCCTGCCCCGGCCATTCATTTAATTGATAATCTGAGAGTAAACGCATGACAGTGAAATACTACGCTATTCTGACTAATCAGGGCGCGGCACGACTGGCTAACGCGACGATGCTCGGCAGTAAACTGAATCTGACGCAAATGGCCGTTGGTGATGCAAATGGTGTGTTACCAACACCAGACCCTGCACAAACAAAACTGATTAACCAGAAACGCATTGCACCGCTGAATCTTCTGAGTGTTGACCCTAACAATCAGAGCCAGATTATTGCGGAGCAAATCATCCCTGAAAACGAGGGAGGATTCTGGATCCGTGAGATTGGTCTTTATGATGATGAAGGTGCACTCATTGCGGTGGCAAACTGCCCGGAAACGTACAAACCGCAGTTGCAGGAAGGCAGTGGACGCACCCAGACTATCCGCATGATTCTGGTTGTCACGAACACCGAAGCCATCACGCTGAAAATCGACCCGTCTGTGGTTCTGGCAACCCGCAAATATGTGGATGATAAAATATCAGAGCACGAACAATCACGACGTCACCCGGACGCCTCGCTGACCGTAAAAGGTTTTACTCAGTTAAGCAGTGCAATTAACAGTGAATCAGAAACACTGGCCGCAACACCGAAAGCGGTTAAGGCTGCATATGACCTGGCTAACGGGAAATATACCGCCCAGAACGCCACCACTACACAAAAAGGGATTGTTCAGCTCAGTAGCGCCACGAACAGCACGTCTGAAACGCTGGCAGCGACACCAAAAGCTGTTAAGGCGGTAATGGATGAAACGAACAAGAAAGCACCATTAAACAGCCCGGCACTGACCGGAACGCCAACAACACCAACAGCGCCACAGGGGGCTAATAGTACCCAGATCGCAAGCACGGCTTTCGTTATGGCCGCGATTGCCGCACTTGTAGATTCGTCACCTGATGCACTGAACACGCTGAACGAACTGGCTGCGGCGCTGGGCAATGACCCGAATTTTGCGACCACCATGACTAACGCGCTTGCGGGTAAGCAACCGAAGAATGCCACCCTGACGGCGCTGGCGAAGCTTGCTACATCAGCAGATAAACTCCCATATTTTACAGGGGCAGATCGTGCCGCGTTAACCGCGTTGACAAGTGTTGGACGTGCCATTCTTGGTAAAACCAGCACTCAGGGAGTTCTTGATTACCTTGGTTTGGGGGAAGGCTCTGCACTGCCCGTTGGTGTACCTGTTCCGTGGCCCTCAGCCACTCCACCAACGGGCTGGCTGAAATGCAACGGCGCAGCATTTTCTCCTGAAGATTACCCCAAACTGGCACAGGCTTACCCCGCGAACAAATTACCGGATCTACGGGGTGAATTTATCCGTGGCTGGGATGATGGACGTGGCTTGGATGCTGGGCGTGCCTTGCTAAGTCTTCAGGATGACTCTTTTGAAGCGCACAGGCATGAGTCCTTTTTTTATGCGGGTATTTCACGTAATGAGATCCCATTAAAAAATCTTCCAAGTTCAGACGAGATGCTGACTTTAAGTTCCACAACTAATGCCTTGTCCCCGGACGATATTGATGCCACCAACTCGTTAATTGGTAATGACGATTACAACTGTCTTATCGAAGGGAATAAAAATAACAAACGAACAGCGACAGGACTGAGTACCAGTATTGTCGGCACAGCAGAAACACGCCCCCGCAACGTTGCATTCAATTACATCGTAAGAGCCGCATGAAAACGTTGGTTTGGGGGAAGG